AACAATGACACCGCAATCATCCAAGAAGGTGTGATGTGTAGTGGCACATTCATTGATGAACGTCACGGCTTGGATTGGTTGCAAAATTACTTGCAAACAGCTCTCTGGAATGCGCATTACACTAGCCCAACAAAGATTCCTCAAACAGAAGCGGGCATGAACCGCCACTGTGCTGTTTTAGAACATGCATTAGAGCAAGCCGTTACTAATGGGTTGGTTGCGCCAGGTGTATGGAATGGAGATACCTTTGGCACATTAAAAACAGGCGATACCCTAACAAAAGGCTATTACGTCTACTCAAACCCAATTGATGGGCAATCACAGGCAGATCGTGAAGCACGCAAGGCAACGCCAATCCAAGTTGCTGTAAAACTTGCAGGTGCAATCCACTCTGTTGATGTACTCGTTAATGTAAATCGATAAGGAGAACAATGAATGTCAACTTATAGCTTTTTAGATGTGACAGCTACATTAACCAGCGCTGATGCAACGATAGATTTGGGCTATGGCGCAGCAATTGCCGATGAAGGTATTGGTTTTGCTATGGCCAATGACAAAAACACAATGACCATAGGTGCAGATGGTGAGGGCATGCACGCGCTTCATTGTGATAATTCTGGTCAAGTCACAATCCGTCTACTTAAAACATCTCCTGCAAATGCCAAGCTTTCAGATTTGTATGATCTGCAGAAAGGCAATACGAAGAAATGGGGTAAAAACACCATCACATTTAATCATGCGGGCAGTGGTGACAACGGCACAGCAGCAAAATGTGCTTTCAAGAAACGCCCTGATCTTAAATACGCTAAAGATGGCGATACTGTGGAATGGGTATTTGATTCAATCAAACTAGAAATTAAACAGGGTGCTTACAGTGAATAATGACTTAATTGAAATTGGCGAATACAAATACCAAATTGGCAAGCTTAATGCGCTCGATCAATTACATGTGTCTCGCCGTATTGCTCCGATTATTCCGACAATTGCACCATTGTTGGTCCAATTGGTTGATGCTGGCTTGACTGATTTGGATGAAGGTGAGCCTTTGGATATTGAAATGCTCAAGACACTTGCACCCTCATTCCAACCTTTCGCAGAAGCATTAGCGGAAATGACAGATGAGCACACAGAATATGTATTAAGTAAATGCATGTCGGTCGTTCGCCGTAAAACTAATGATGGTTTTGCGGCAGTGTGGCGCGGCAAATCACCTGCATTTGATGATATGGAAATGTCGGAAATTCTTCCGCTTGTAATTGCTGTTTTACGGAGCAGCTTGGGAAATTTTATGGCAGGTCTGCATACGAGCCAGACCAAAGCGACGGAAGCTCAATAAATTGGCGTAGCTTGCCTGACCAAGAAGATTGGCTACTTCGTCCTGTTGTCAAAGGTATGTGCTGTTTTGAATCGTTGAAAGACGGCACACTTGATCTAGCGGATATTGCATTGATGAATGATGCTTTAAATGTGATTGCTGATAACGAACGTTTGGCGAGTGAAAAGTAAAAGTCCGAATAGAGCGTATTCGGACTTTCGCAAATAGAAATTAGAAATTGGAAAGCTCATAGTTCTGCTATGGGCTTTTTACATTTAAGTAACAAATAAAACAGGCGATTCTTTGAAAAACCATGACCTCTTCAAAAATCAGCTGTTAAAAAAGCAAAAAGCTCAAGATGTGGCGTCTTGAGCTTCTTTGAATCCCATCCACAAACGAGACTTGAGGATAAGAATATAGATGGATTTTAACATTGGAGATTGGATAGTGAAAGCTTTAGAGCTTATTCAAACCCATAAAACAGTTCGTAATTTTTGTTACTGCATTTTATTAGTCGCAGCTTTGTTTCCTTTAGCAAAAGTAATTGAAGCAGCAGCGAAATTGATTGAAGTTATTAAGTAGGTAGCATGTATGAGTAGTACAGTTATTCGGGACTTTTTAGTTGCCTTAACTTTTAAAACCGATGAAACAGGGTCTAAAAAGTCAGAAGATGCGATGAAGCGCAATGAGAAAGGCGCAAAATTATTAAGTAGTGCATTGATCGCTTTAGCTAGTACAGCGGTCATTGCTGTTGCAAAAACTGCGAATGAGCTTGAAAAACTGTATTACTCATCAAAAAGAATTGGTGCATCTGCTGAGAATATTCGAGCTTATGGTGATGCTATTTCGCAGATGGGTGGCAATGCAGAGGGCGCAATTTCATCCCTTGAGAGCGTAGCACGTAAATTACGTGAATCACCTGGTTATGAGGGAATGCTCAAAGGATTGGGTGTAAATACCCGAGATCAAAATGGACAAATGCGTGACCGTGTTGAAGTCATGAAAGATTTATCTAAAACGTTGCAAGGCATGGAGTATTACAAAGCTAATGCTTATGCAGGTGCTTTGGGAATTGATGAAACCACACTACAAGCTATGCGCGATGGTAAATTTACTTCTGAAATGGAGAAGTATCAGAAGTTACGCAAAGACATGGGGCTGAGTGATGATTTGGCGAAGTCAGGTCAGGAGTTCTCATACCAATGGCGTGACATGATGATGACACTCAAAGCTTTAATGGAAGTCATTTTGATGACCGCAGGTAAAGCTTTGATTCCTGTTTTAAGACTATTAAATCAGCTTATTCAGTTTGTCATTCACTGGTTTAGCAAATTAGATCCACAGCTCAAATCATTCTTGGCCACAGGGTTAAAGATTGCATTATTAACAGTGGTGTTCGCTGGTTTATTTACTGCTGTTGGTAATTTTGTAAAACTCTTGCCATTGCTTAAAGGTGTGTTGAATGTTTTTAGGGCGTTACGTGTTGTGTGGCTTGCTTCGCCCATTGGTATTATTCTTGCGTTGGCTGCTGCCATTGCCTTGCTTTGGGATGACTTCCAAACATGGAAGAATGGAGGGGAATCCTTAATTGATTGGAGTAAGTGGTCTAATGGTTTGGATAGTGCTATCGAATCAATCAAAGACCTATCTGAACGGTTACGCAATTTGGCTCAAAGTTGGATTGAGTTTGGTAAAGGTTCTTATGACAAAGTGGTTGAATGGACTTCACGCAATGTTATTGAATCAGTTGCTAAGGCAGGTACAGCGGCAAGTAAGGCTGTGATTGATACTGCAAATGGCATTAATCGTGATGTTAATGAAAAGGTACGGGCTAATGCGGGTGGTAGGTATGCGTTTAGTTTTGGCAAGGATGTTGATGGGTATATTAAAGAAGCATCCAATAAATATGGTATTCCAGAAGATGTACTAAGAGGCTTTGTTAAAATGGAGGCTGGTTGGACTGGAAAAATGTCTCCTACAGGGGCAATTGGTACAGGTCAATTTACCCAGAGTACATGGAATGGTTTGGTTGGAACCAATGAGGGTGATGAAATTGGAATGACTAAAATTAATAAAAATAATTTTAGAAAATCCAATGATCCAAGATGGGATAAAAGAACTAATACTTTGGCTACCGGCTTGCTAGCAAAACAAAATGCAGCAATTCTCAAAAAATATGGATTGGCTGCTACAGGTGAGAATTTATATCTTGCCCATAATATTGGTGCAGAAACTTTTGCAAGAGCATTGTCAGGAAAAGGGGCAAGCAAAAAAGGTTTGCAAGCCATGAAAGACAATGGGATGAGGCGGGGAGAAACACCAGAACAATTTGTAAAAAGGCAAGCTAGTATCTATATGAAGCACTATAAAACTGCAAATGAAACAGTTAAAAATGATGTTGCTTCTCAAACCCCGATAAATAAGGAAGGATTGGCAAGAATGGCTCAAAATGCGAGCATTCCTGAAAAGAATAATCATTTAGTTCCAGCCAATGCTGCTTCGAACCCTTCTAACAAAAAGGTTGAACTGCATCAAAAAACCGACATTCATATTTCAGGGGTTTCTGATCCTATCAAAGCAGCTAAAACCATTCAACAGGAACAAAATGCCGTTAATCTTCAAATGGGTAGGAATGCAAGAGGTATTTTTGATTAAAACGATTCAATGTCGTTCTGTAGTTGTAATGCTCTTTTGTTATTTAAATCTACGATGCAATTAGCATGGTTATTTATCTCTTGATGATAGGTACTGTATGTTTCGCAATAACTATCTCGATATTTTAACCATGCTTTTTGCGAATTTATTAATGAAGTTACGGCAAATTTATCTGATGGCATTTCTTTTTTAGTTTTAGAAAGCAACTGACTATATTTTTGGTTGACTTCTTTTAGTGACTGTTTTTGAAAGCATGTCGCCACATCACTTGGATTTTTTGAATTTGCTTCACAATCCCCAGCAGCATAAACCCCAGCACTAAGTGTGCAGCATAAAAGCAATAGTAGTTTTTTCATTATTGAGATTCTCTAATTGTTTCAACTGTAGTTAGGTTATCAGATTTTTGGACTTTTTGTTTTTGTTCAAAATCCTTGTAGTCTTTCTCTGTTGGGATGTAATCATGGGCTGCATGTTCTGATCGCTCAGCCTCAACAGCTTCCTCAACATCTTGAATATGAGATTGATCTGCTTTTGTATTTGTGACGATCTTAGGTTGTTCCTTGTTGGACTTGCTTTTATCAATTGCTATAAAAATTGATATTCCGACAACAACAGTAATTACAAAGAGAGATAATTTTAAGATAGAGCCTAGGCAACTACCTTTTGATTTAGTCTCATCTGAGCTAAAGTTTTCTATTTCAAAATTATTTCCACAACCTTTACATGTGTATTTTGATGTGAAGAATCCTGATTTGCTTGGTGTATAGCGAGTTTGCTTGCTATTGCAATATGGACACCTTGGTCTAGGATCGCTCATTTATTCCCCCTTGTTAACAAGTGCCTCGGCAAGAGTATGAATAGTCATATTCATATTCTTAATTTCTTTCCTTAGTTCATCAATTTCACTTTCTTGTGATTGGGTGGTTTCAAAACTTTGTTCTAGGCGTAGGCATATTTCAGCATTCATTGAACGGTTGTGTTCTTTGGCAGACTGGGAAACTTTATCTCGCAGATCTTCAGACCATCTTAATTTGTATTGAGGGTCTCTTTGATTTTCACTCATAAAATTTATATACCGCAAAAATAGCATACTCATAATAATGAACCATAGAGGTGCTTGACAATGGTCGCAGAGAGGTACATTATTTATAAACCAAAGAGGTACTAGAGGCAAATATGGAACTTCCAACAAAACCGATAAAGAGTGGCAGTCAACGAACTAAAGTTCAGTACAACCTGCGAATTGAAACAGAATTATTGGATTGGTTAAAAAAACAAGGAGAAGTATATGAGAGACCAGTAAATTTTTTAATTAACCATGCCGTCAAACAAATGAAAGCAGAAATAGAGAGTGCGAAAGCATGAAATCAATAGACAACAAAAAAGCCCAACACTTGCAGGCGGCGGGCTTGATTGATGTCGCTATCTACAAGGAAAGACAACATGTCTACTTTAACATTAAGTTTTAACGATGTAAATTTTTCACCAGTACAGCACGACAATCAAATTTGGTTGTCATCTAGCGAATTAGCTTCAGCATTAGGTTATTCTCGTTCAGACAAGGTTACTCAAATCTATACACGTAATTCTGATGAATTTACTGAAAAAATGACGCAAATTATTGATATTTCCGAGAACCTCAATTTGGGGGTCTCGAATTTAGTATCAAAAGTCCGTATTTTTTCATTACGTGGCTGTCATCTTATAGCAATGCTTGCTCGTACATCTGTTGCTAAAGAATTTCGTAAGTGGGTGCTTGATATTTTGGATAAAGAGGTTGGTAAGCCAATAGTCAAGACTCATAAATCTGAACGAGAGCCTCTTACCAACGCTGTAAATTTATTGGTTGCTAAAACAAAGCATCTAAATTACAGCGACGCATATAAACTGGTTCATCAGCGATTTAATGTTCAGCATATTGATGAGATTGCATTTGATGCTATTCCTATTGCGGTTGAATATGTACATCATCTAATTGCTTTGTATAGTAGTGCAGGTAAACAAGGTTCATTGTTTGATAAAGATATGTATGAGCTTATTCGAGAATTTACAGAATCTGTATTAAGTCAAAACTTTATGATGCAAGATGTTTGGAAAGCTCTCATGCTGATCAACAAAAGCGACATGATGTATTACTCAAAATACGTTCTTGACTCAAATAAGCTTGCACGCAAGGTTAGTATTGAATTGGATTTCAAAACAAGGAAGGGTGTGCCATTGGTAAGCCCAGATTTGAAACAAATCAATTTTCATAGTGGGACTATTTTTGGGGTTAACCCAAAATGGTTTAATGCGCCATCTTGGTAAAACATAAAGTTTAACTAACTTAATAACCCACTCGATTTGAGTGGGTTTTTTATAGTAGTTTTTTCATTTTAAATTTCCTTAACAGGTTCACGCATAAAATATACACAAATTTATGCGTAAAAGCATAAAAGTGGTATGATGGAGTATATGGTACGATATAAATTGGGTTGGTGTTATGAAATCCGTCCGAGCAAGAACAATGGATAGAGCTACTTGCTTTAAAGATACGGGCAACACGTATCAAGCTTTTGTTGAGCCAAAAAAAAGAACTTTTCAATTCCGTATTATCAAAAAAGATTCAATTCGCCTTGCTTACTATTATAGTGGCAATACTGTTGTACGCTTTTGGCAAGAAGTTGCTCATCAAATTAACACTAGAACTGTTAATCAAGAAAAGTACTTTGATATAGATAACTTAGCTAGATTAGCTAAGGAAGAATCGTTTACAATGCCACGAGGTTTAACCCGCGAGCAAAGACGAGAATGGGCGAAGAGAAATCTAATCAACAAGTAGAACAATACAGTATTGCTTTTGGCTTAACCTTTAATAAATATTATGCAGAATCATATTCAGAAAATACACTGGATTTGATTGATGATTTTATTGACCATTATGAAGCTAATGGATTTAAGGACTGGATAGGAAAAGTTGCCCAATCCAATAGAGTTCCTGAGAATTATGAAAATAGAGATGATTTAATCAAGAAAGCAAATAAATACAATCTTTGGCATGTTCATATTGGTGATCCACGTTGGGAAACTCCCGCACATGGGAAATTCAAAACATCTGAATGGGTGCTACATCTCAGAAGAGTGGGTAAGAAAATTGTTTTACTAGAACTGGGTTGGCACAACCCTATGTATCTACCAAAAGATAAAATTCTCAAAGAAGATTTCATTGATGTTTAAATACGATATTTTTAATTGAATCCTTAAAGCCACTCTCTTGAGTGGTTTTTTATTGCTTGGAGAAAAGTATGGCATTACCAGCAATAGTGCAATCCGCACTAAGCCAAGCGGCACAATATAACAGCGGGATCGAAACTGTAGGTTCACTTCTGTTTGCTAAGAAACGAACAATCATGGGTCTATTTGCAGATGTCACGATCGAGGAGCAGCATAGTGATGAACTGAATATTACCGAGCATCCAGTCGAAACAGGTTCCCCCATTTCTGATCATGCCTATATGACTCCACCAGAAGTGACGATTAAATTGGGTTGGTCAGAAAGTGCAGGAAAGCTAAATAATTTGCTCGGTAATAGTTTTATTGCAGGCTCTCCTTCGCTAATTGCGATCTATGAAGCATTACGAGTACTACAGCGGAACGCCGTTAGATTGGTGATCATGACAGGTAAGCGACTCTATACAGATATGTTGATTAAGTCGTTAAAGGTAACAACAGACCTTGATACTGAGAATGCTTTGATTGTCACAATGACTTTGAAAAAAGTGATTATCACAAGTACTCAAGAAACCAATCTGAGAATTGAGCAGCAAAAAGAGCCTGAAGCTACTGCCGGTGCAGTAGATGCAGGGGTAGTGCAACCAAAACCTGCTGATATTTCAGTTTTAGGTCAATTGACTGGTGAGCATGCTAAAGGCGGCGCATATTTAGTGGGGCAATAATGGCTATTTTCGAACTACCTTTACAGGCTGGATCACAGGAATTTTATACTCCACTCAACGGCAAAACTTATAAATTCAGATTGATTTGGCGTGATCCAGTGGGTTGGTTTTTAGATATTAATGATGTGAATGGTTCGCCTTTGGCAAATAGTATCGCCGTTGTAACTGGTGTTAATTTAATTCAGCAATATCAGCATTTAATCAAAGGTGAGCTATGGGTTTATACCAATGGCTTGGAAAATCCTGACTATAAAAGCGTAGGCAGTACACTAAAATTATATTGGGTGGATCCATGAGCGAAAATTGGAAACGTGCTTGTCAATTAATAGTAGGTATTGAGAAGGGTAAAACCGATGCCTTGGATTTCTCTGAATTTAGAATTGTGTTTAGTGTTGGTCAGGCTCTAGTAGGGCAACCTGGTACAGCCGAAGTTTATATATATAACCTATCCACAGAAACTATGAATAAGTTTAAAGGTGAGGACGGGGAGTTTAGAACAGGTCAAGACTTCGCTCTTTATGCTGGGTATGAGGGTAATATAGGTTTGATTTTCCAAGGACAGGTATTTCAATTTAGACGTGGGCGAGAATCCCCAACAGACACCTATCTTTGTATCATTGCTCAGAATGCTGATACTCAGCATAACTTTGCGGTTGTTAAAGGAACTCTAGCGGCAGGTCGTAACCTTGAACAAGAAAAACAAGTTATTGCAGAATCATTCAAAGCAAATGGAGCAAAAACAGGATATTTAGCACCTGCAGCAAACCAAAATGAAGCACCTAGAGGTAAAACTTATTTTGGTTTAGCTTCAGATTACTTGAATGAATATGCTGAAAATAACAATCAAGATTGTGGGTACGATGGCAATGAAATTACTATCATAGAGCGAAATAGACCAGCAGATGCAAAAGCATATGTTTTGAAACCATCAACTGGCTTGATTGGAATGCCGCAACTCACAATGAGTGGGCTACGTGCTGAGTGTTTGATGAATTCAAAAATTAAAATCGGTTCTCAGGTGCAGATCGATTCAATTCTTGTTCAGACAGAAAACTACGACACCACTTATAACCAGCAAGGCTTAGATCAAACTTTTAAGCAAGCATTTGGTGCAGATGGATATTACAACATTGTATCTGTAACGCATGACGGTGATACCCGTGGAGATGTTTGGCATACAAGCATTGTTGGTACTGGTGTAAATGCTGTTCAAGCTATTTCTGGCGTAGCAATTCAGGGGGTACAAAATGCCGTTTGATACCAATCAATTGGTAAACAACCAAACCAAAACATTTAAGGATATGTTGAATGCGCTGAAAGCGGGGTTTTGGGTTGCATTGCCTTGTGTTGTTGATAGCTATGATTCAGATAAGGTCACTATTAAGGCTCAACCTACTATACGAATCCCAATGCGAAAAGAGGACGGTACAATCTCAATGGAGGAAATACCTTTATTGCAAGATGTACCTGTTATGTTTACGCGTGGCGGTGGATGTGTAATAACTCATCCGATCAAAAAAGGCGATGAATGTCTTGTTGTTTTTGCTGACCGAAACATAGATGTGTGGTGGCAAAATGGTGGCATCCAAAACCCATTTGATAATCGTAAACATGATCTGTCAGATGGCTTCGCTTTCTTTGGGCCACAGTCACAGCCACACCGAGTACAAAATATTTCTACAGATGCACTTCAAATACGCACTGAAGATGGTGAAGCTTTTATTGAGCTGAATCCAACAACTAATGAAATCAATTTAAAGGCTACCAAGGTAAATATTGATGCAGATGTTGAAATCGCCAAAACACTAACTGTGAATGGTTTAATTAAGTCATTGACTGATGTTATTGCTAAGAGCGTTAGCTTGTTGAGCCACCTTACAACTGGAGTTCGCTCTGGACCTGATACATCTGGACCACCAGAGCAATAATCACTAATCAATACCGAGGGCCATGCGAAAGCGTGGTTTTTTTATGCGCTATAGAAAACTTGATGAAAATGGCGATTACTCATTCGGAAATAGCCAAGCGAACTTTCATAAAAACACTCCTAACACTGTAGGGCAAGCAGCATTAACCCGCTTAAGGCTTTGGGTGAATGAATGGTTTTTAAATATTGAGGATGGTACGGATTGGCTTGATCAAGTGTTAGGGCGGGGAACGAGTTTGCTTTACGAGCAAGTAATTAAGCAACGGATTTTGGGCACATTTGGAGTTACTGAAATCGTAGATTTTTATACCCAATACGACCCCAACACCAGAAAACTAAATATTCAGACCACAATCAATACCATCTATGGTGAAACCACCCTACAGGAGTCTTTATGAGCTACATCACAATTGATGAACACGGGGTTTCTGCGAGCACTTTTGATGAAGTTCTGAGTGACATTAAAGCCAAATATAAAGTCATCTATGGTGATGATGTATATTTAGAAAATGATAGCCAAGACGGACAATTTCTTGCTTTGATTGCACGAGCAATTAGTGATACTGCCGCCGTAGCTGTGGGCGTATATAATTCTTTTAGCCCTGCAAACTCATTAACTGATGCGCTTTCTCGAAACGTGGCTCTTAATGGTATTTCCCGTGCAGTTGCAACCAATTCAACTGCGCCTGTTCTTATTACTGGAACGATCGGAACAACAATTAATAACGGTATTGTGAGTGATGGTACATATCGCTGGATATTGCCTAGCCTTGTAGTTATTGATAATACAGGCTCAATCACGGTAAATGCCACATGTGAGGATATAGGCGCAATAGCAGCAACACCTCACAGCATTAATAAAATCATTACCCCAACACGCGGTTGGTTAAGTGTAGATAACCCAAATGCTGCAGTTTTAGGCAATCCAGTTGAGAACGATGCTTCTTTACGCCGTAGACGATCCCTATCTGTTGCTATTCCATCGTTAGGGTTATTGGACGGAACTACAGGTGCAATTTCATCATTAGAAAATGTCACTCATTATCAAGATTATGAAAATGAGACAAGTGAAGTTAATAATCTTGGAATGCCGCCACATAGCATGGCATTTGTCGTTGCTGGAGGGGATGAACAGCAAATTGCTGAAATTATTAAACGCAAAAAAACTATGGGTTGTACAACGCTTGGTAATGTCAGCCGAACAGTATTAGATCCAAAAAACAATCCGTCAGTTATTCGTTTTTATCGACCTGTAACTATCACCACTTTAGTTGGTGTATCTATCAGAGCAAATAGTAATTACAACGATGCTATCGGCACTAAGATTAAGCAATCTATTGTTGATTACATTAATGGAGTCGCAATTGGTGGACAGATTACATCTAGGCGTCTTGATCTTGCCGCCGCATTAAATGGCAGCGTTGATTCCCTAAGTTACGAGGTGCTTGGGGTAACAATCAACAACCAAAGCAGCTTGGATCTGCAATTTACTGAATTGGCTGTTTGCACGATAAATGATGTAACCATAGGGGTTTCATAATGAATATTGACGGTTATCTAAAGCTGATAACAAGTCAGCATCGAAACAAACCTAAATATGAAGCAATGATCAAAGAGACTTTGCAGCCTATTCTTGAAATCAAAGATTCGATTCAAAGCCTGCCTTCTTATTTTGATTTAGAAACAGCTACAGGTGATCAACTTCTAATAATTGCTATGTGGGTAGGTGCTCCAACAGCAATACAAAACGCCGCTGCTTTGCCTCTTTTTGGCTTTGAAGGTCAGCCAGAAGCATTACCTTTTGGAGAGTTGAACGAGCTAGAAATTGGCGGGTATTGGCGAGAGTCTGGGCAATCAGGGTATACAGCAGGAACGATTGACACAGAGCTTTTAAGAAATGTAATTAAAGCTCAAATCTATAAGAACAGTTGCGGTTGCTCATTATTTGATGCTTATGAAATTCTAGATTTCATTACGAATGAGCAATACACAATTTTTGATAGTGGGCTGATGTGGATCGGTATCGGCGTTCACTCATCGATGTCAATTCCTTTGCGGCAACTTATACGAGTCATGATTCCAAAGCCTGCGGGTGTTGGTATTAAATTTTTCACAAATTGGTTTGAGAGTTTCGGGTGGTCTGATCAACCTGAAAGTCTAGGTTTTGGTGAGTTAAGCGACCCTAATGAGGGTGGATATTGGATTGAGGAGTCTTATTAAATGGTTGATATAAATAATTTGGTAGTTTTTGCTGAAAATGGCGAAAAAGATATTACTGGTTTGAACCAAACGAATGGTTTCCCTGCCGCATTAAAACCTGCACGGCAGTGGTTTAATTTTTTATTTCACTCTTTAACTTCTAAAATTAATGAAGTGATTACTAAAGTTAATAGCAATACAAATGATAAATTCGACAAGACAGGCGGAACCATCACTGGTGAAGTAACACTATCATCAAAACTAAATTTGGGAACGTCTAGCCTTACCAGTAAAAATGGGCATACTTATTTGCCGAATGGGTATATTTATCAATTTGGATATATCGCATTGAGTGACATGATTGTGATTAGTCAAACAGGCCCTGATGAACGTTATGCTGTCATTGATTTGCCTATTCCATTCCCAACAGAAGCAATAAATCCAAATGCCGTGGTGAAAGCAACAAATACAGGTATTCTCTCGGATTTATTTGCTCAAGTTGTAAACCCAACAACAACCCAGATCACTGTAAAAACTTGCACAATTCAGGGGAACAACAATGCAGATGGTATTGATGGTGTTTACTGGTCAGTGATAGGGCGCTAACTATGAGCTGCGATAGTGAATTTTTAAATATCATACGTGGCGATACATTTAGCTATCAATGCCACTTTGATGATGAAAACAATGAGCCGATTGATTTAACTGATATCCAATTTGAAGCACTTATCGAAACGTTAAGTCAGTCATGGCAGCAACCATTGATAGTTACTAAAGCAGATCAGATCGCCAACCGTGGCGATTTTTTTATATCTGCTGAAAGTACAACAGATTGGTTAATAGGTGATTTGCAAATCAAATTGACGCGGATCATTGGTGATGCGCGTGTGAGTACATTGATTCCAGTTAGTGTTATTAGGGGGTGACATGGATAAGCTCACAATCAAGACAAATACAACTGTTTTGAAGATCAACACACAATCTATTGTTGTAACAGGCGGCTTAGTTGATTCGGTGAATGGCAAAACAGGGGTAATTGTTTTAAATGCTGAGGACGTTGGTGCAGATCCAACAGGAGCAGCGGATCAAGTCAAATCACAGCTAGAAAACAACATTGCCCAAGTCCTCGCTTTAGCTCAAACAAATGAGCTAAAAATCGGTACAAAAGCAGATCAACTTGATCTAGAAACAACACAGATTCAAGTTGAAGAAAATCGTTTATCCATTTTGACTAAAGCCGATATTCAAGCACTTGCACAACTTTCGCTACTTGTTGATACAAAAGCCGATCAATCATATGTTAATCAGCAGATTGCTAATTTAGTTGGCTCCGCGCCAGAAGCTTTAGATACAATTTACGAGCTAGCTGCAGCGATTCAGAGCGAATCTAGTTTGATTGCAGCATTGAATGAATCTGTAGCAAATCGAGTGCGTTTTGATATTGCGACACAAGCATTGACTGAAATTCAAAAGCAAAATGCGCGAACTAATATTGATGCAGAGAAACTAGGCACTGCTCAACAATTAGTAAATCAGATTACTGCACAAAGCTTGGGTGCAGCAACGACAGCACAAGGCGCAAAAGCTGATACAGCATTGCAAAGCTCAGATGTTGCACCTGTCGCTTTTTCGGGGCTATTCACAAGTCTGGCAAGTCAAAATAAAATTTTTGATGTGGTTTTTAATGCCTATGTTTTAGGTTCAAATACTGCTATTTCAGCAACAGATACTCTAGGGCAAATGCTTGGAAAGCTACAAGCTCAAATTGCAAATAGTGGCAGTTCAGCACCAGTTTGGGTAGACATTACAACAGTAGGCACAGTCCAAGCTTATGTAACTCCGTTTAGCATACAAGTCGCAAAATGGAATGGGATGTTATTGATTCGGGGTACGTATAACGTAAACACGACTGTATCAACATATAGTGAGTTATTTAGAATCACAGATCCATCGTATAAACCACAAGCATATAGCACGACTGGAAATCCTCGCTTGTTAATGCTATTGCTTAATTACAACAACGCATCAGCATCGAAATCAATAGGTTTTACCGCATCAGGTAATATTTCAAATCTAGCAACAGCACAAGCGGCAAATGTTATTTTTGAGGCAAGATCTATAATTTATACAACAGATGGGACAATGAATATCGTACCCACAATAATTGGAACTTTAGCAATTTAACTATCAGCCGCTTTTAAGCGGTTTTTTTACATCTGGAGAAACAAAAATGCATGAACAACTTTCAATAAAAGCTTTGCCTTGGTTCATCAAAATTTTAGCTGCTGTGGTTGGAGCGATATTTGCACTTACATTAAGTGGGGATATTGATAAAGAAGGACGGATTAAAATAAACGTCAGTGTGATTATGAAATTCGTTTTTAGTGTGGCTATTAGCTTATATGGCGGTTCAGCTTTCATTGAATATTATAATTTGGCAGGGCATTACTCGCATATGGCGCAAGGTTTTGTCATGTTGATGTTTGCTGTCTTTGGGATGCTTTGCATCGGTATCTTGTATCAAGCTGTACAGCTTATGAAAGGTAAGTCACTCACCGAAATTGTCATTGAAGTAAAAGAGACATTTAGTTCTATTTTTAAATAACAAAGTTTTACCAATGCCGCCGCTTAATGCGGCTTTTTAACGTCTATAGGAAAGTGAAATGACTAAAACGACAAGTGATGTAGGTATTAGCCTAATCTCCAGTTTTGAAGATACAAAGCTAAAGGCTTATGACGATGGTGTTGGGGTTTGGACCATAGGTACAGGTACAATTATCTACCCCAATGGAGTCAAAGTAAAAAAAGGTGATGTTTGTACAACAGAACAAGCCAAAACTTACTTTACACACGATCTAAAGCAATTTGAAAAAACAGTTAATGATTCTGTCAAAGTTGATCTAACTCAAAATCAGTTTGATGCTCTCGTATCTTTAACTTACAACATTGGATCCGCTGCATTTAAAAACTCGACATTGCTCAAAAAGTTAAATGCTAAAGACTACGCTGGTTCAGCAGATCAATTTTTAGTATGGAACCGTGGTGGTGGAAAAGTCTTAAAAGGCTTAGTTCGTCGTCGTGAAGCTGAGCGAGCACTATTCACAAAGAAGTAATCATGCATCACTGCAAACGCTCATTATCTTCATTGATAGTGAGCGTTTTTGTTTTGTGTGTTTTACCTGGTTGTACAGCGCACACAATTAAAACAAACGTCTCGATCAGTGTGTGCTTGCAGTGCGTGCAACACTAACATGCGCTTTCTTTCAGTGAGTCTAAATAGTCAGACCACGCTTGCATCATGATTATGCGCTCTTCAAGATATTTTGTTCTATTATATGCGCGACCATTCATATCCCTAACTTGATGACCCAATTGCTGCTCAATTCTCTCAATTGGGAATTTTAATACCTCATCCAAAAGTGTTCTTGCTGTAGCGCGAAATCCATGTCCAGTCGTCTCGCCATTAATAAAGCCTAGATTCTTTAGTGCCTTATTAATACTTGATTCACTTATAAAGCCAGTGGATGAATTACTAGCAAAGCAAAACTCTTGGTTTCCATTGATTTTATATAGTTCTTGGAAATACTTTAAAACCTGATCTGATAGAGGAATGATAAGATCAAGTATGAGTGAATTGGCTGTTTTTTGAGGAGTAAACCTCCATTGTTTGTTTACGAAATCAATGTCAGCCCATTTTGCTTTTCTTAGGTCTCCTGGTCTAGTAAAAACATGGGG